GTCGCGCACCACGAGAACATGGCCCGCCTGCACTCGGCGGTCGCCTCGGGCCGGATGTACTCCTCCAAGGCCGAGCAGCAGATGAACCTCGCCAACGAAGCGCCGGACGATGACGCGCCCGCCGCACCCGAAGGGACCGACATGCCAGCAGACCTCGACGGCCTCACCGACGAGCAGAAGGCAAGGCTCACGGCCCTGCTCGGCCTGCCCGATGAGCAGCTGGACGCCCTCGCCGCCGGCGGGCTGGTCCTGACCCCCGATGAACTGCTGGCCCTGGCCGGCAGCGCGGACGACGCACCGGGCAGCGACGAGGACGAGGGCACCGCGGACGCGCCCGGCGAGGACGAGGACGACCTGGCGATGCAGATCGCCGCCATGACCGATGAGGAGTTCGCCGCCATGCAGGCGGCGTTCGACGCCGAGCAGCAGGAGGAGCCAGTGGCCGCAGGTTTGAGTGCGGAGGCCCAGTTCTCCATCGACCTGGCGACCGCCCGCGCCGATGAGACCGCCCGGGAACTAGCCGTCATCACCGCCCGCATGCGCGAAGGCGACTACCAGGCCGAGAAACGCAAGCTCGCCGACCTGGGAGTGCCGCCCTACATCACGGAGCTGGCCCGGCCGGCGCTGGAGGGGATCGGGCACACCATCGAGCTGGCCAACGGCAAGAGCGTGGACATGGGCCAGGTCATGCGCAAGGTGCTGACCGAGTACGCCCAGCAGGTCAAGCTGCTTGACCTCGACGTGGAACTCGGCTCCCCGATGGACGAGCCGGAAGACGCCGTACGCGAGCAGGTGGCGCAGGGCCGCGACGACGTGGTGTCCCGCTTCAAGCAGGCGACCGGCCTCAAGTGACCCGCTACGTGGTGACCACGACGACGACTGTGGCCGCGTCCGGGTACGCCCAGCCGGCCCGGACGCTGAACCGCGGGCAGGTGGTGGACCTGTCGGCCGCGGAGGTGACCGCGATCGGCAGCGGCAACCTCCGGACCGTGACCGCTCGCGACCAGCTGGCCGAGTCCGCAGGTGTCAGTAACGGTGACTAGCAACAGAGAGGGGCGTGGCCGCAAATGACTGCGGTACTCCCGCATTACACCAGGGGGCCACGGAACCTCCAGGTCTCCACCCTGATCTTCGGCGGCCAGTTCGTGATGCCGACCACCCAGGGGTACGGGACCACGGACCTGACCGTCAAGGTGGCCACGTCCGCGACGGTCTACTGCTCAGGCGTCGCCGGCGCCGACGCGAACGTCATCTCCACCCAGACCGGCGCCGCGAACGCCTACGGCGACCCCCTCATCGACATGTCCGTCCTCACGGACTACGTGCCCGTCTACGCGGGCGGGTGGGACATCTGGGTCTGGTACGTCGGGCAGGCGTACACCGACCAGAAGCTGATCATCGGCGCGACCGGCGGAGCGGTCACCGGCGCCGGCGCGGGACCGGCCGCGGACCAGGTGGTGGCCGTGTGCACCCACCCGGGCGGCGTGTCCAGCGCGATGCTCACCCAGCAGATCGGCGGCACCGGGGCCGCATCCTACTTCCTGGGCCGGGCCCGGGTCCTTTAAGAGAGAAGGACTGACCAGATGCCATCTGGCGCGAGGGGCTATAGCGACGGCCCGAGAATCACAGTCAACGAGCTGCTGAAAGACCCCCTGGTCATTCCGGCGCTCATCCTGGATATCACCGCCAACGAGTTCATCATGGACTCGGTGCTGCGGATGGGCGGCGCGGCCCCTTCCGGCGCGGTCCGCTACTCGGAGTCCACGCCGCTTTACGCCGACGATTTCCCGGAGATCAGGCCCGAATTCGGTGAGGTCCCCGTCGTCCCGACGTCCATCGGCGTGCCCCGGGTGGTGTTCACTCACGAGCGCGCCATGGCCATCATGGTGTCCGACGAGATGCGGCGCAGGCAGGCCATCGACCCGGTGACCCGGCAGCTGCTGCAGGTCAAGAACACGATGGTGTACTCGTGGAACACCGCCTTCTACTCCGCCGTCGTGGCGAACGCGTCCATTCAGACGCTGGCCGTGGCCAATCCGTGGGCGAGTGCTTCGGCCACTATCCGGGCGGATATCGCGCAGGCCGTATATCTGGTCGAAAACGCGAATATCGTGTCCCCGAGCGGGGTAACACAATGGCTCGGATTCGAAGCCGACACGCTGATAATCAACCACGGGACCAAGAACACGCTTCTGCAAAGCTCCACGTTCGCGGCGCCGTACATCGGCGATATCGCGTCGGAATCCCTTCTTTACACGGGGACTCTGCCGCAGAAGATATTCAACCTGGACGTGCTCGTGTCCCGCCAGGTGCCGGCCGGAAACGCGATCATCATGCAGCGGAACCGGGCCGGTTTCTACGCCGATGAGCTGCCTTTCATCGCAGGGCCGCTTTATCGCGACGAGAGCCGCAAGACCTGGCGGTCGGACACTCAGCGTAGTTCGGCCGTAGGGCTCGACCAACCGTTGGCCGTGTCTTTGCTGTCCGGGGTCTGATTTCGAACACATAACCGAGTACGGAGAGTTACTATGAGCCGGGAACGCGAACGGGACGGGGGGCGTGACGAGATGACCGCGCTGGCCGAGACCGTACGTGAACTGCGGGAGGAAGTCGCCAGGCTTCGCGCCGGGCAGGCCGCGCACCACTGCTCTTGCGTGCACTACCACTGGGCCGGCTACCCGGCGGCCCCGTCTGTGCAGCCGTACACCCCGCCGTACACCATCACCTGCGAGTCCCCGGTGTTCAGCACCGTCACGACCACCAATGTCCCGCAGTACCAGACCTTCACCCTGAGCAACTGAGGAGACGGAATGGCAACCGCAGTCACCGAGCCGGCACCGCTTTCCGCCGAGGAAACAGCCACCCTCGACAAGCTCCTGGCCCGCGCCACGGGCGCACCCGCCACCCGCGTAGGCGAGCCCTACCAGGCCCTCATCTGCCTGAGTGTCCCCCGCCGCGGCGACAAGGACCGGGCCACCGATCTCGTATACCCCGGTGAGATCGTGCACCTGACCGAGGAAGAGGCCCGCCAGTTCAACCGCAAAGGCGCGCGGGACGGACGGCAGGTCGACGTGGTGCGGAAGGTGTCCGGGCCGGACGGCACGCATGAGCCGGTCCCGGTAGTCCCGCCCCGCGCCGTGTCCGGCCGCCTGTTCCGGCCGACCACCCCGCCTCCCGGTTCGGACGCCCCCCGCCCCGACCCGGACGGCTCGAGCGCCGTCCAGTTCCTCGCCGGGGACATGGGGAACGCCCCGGAAGGTTCCGAGGCTTCCCGCCCGGACGCGTCGGAGATGGCCGCGCACCTGACCGAATCGGCGACCGACGCCGTGGATCTCCCGCCGTCCCGCCGCGTCCGGCCGCAGGGAAGCCGATAACCCATGCCCTGGATCGGAGGCACGATCGAGCCGCTGGAGGTAGCCGGCCTGCGCTGCCCCCGCTGCTGGTTCGCGGGCCCGATGGCGCCGTACGCGGCGCTGACATACCGGTGCCTGCGGTGCGAATGGCCCTTCACGCTGGCCGCCCCGGCTGTCTCCTCCCCTGCCGTCCCGCTGACCGCCGTCCCGGTCACGAACGCCACGGGCACCGTCGCGGCGGTCACCATCACCGGCGGCACCCTCACGTTCGTGTACGTCAACGCGGTGCAGGCCGGAACCACGGCGGGGACGTACCTGGTCCCGGCCGGCGGGACGATCTCGGTCACGTACTCGGCCGCGCCGGCATGGGCGTGGGCGCTGCCCGCGATCTCCGCCGGCGTGTCCGCCGGGGCGGCGGCGCTGCCGTTCACCGCCGGGGGCACCAGCTTCACGGCGGGGCAGGTGCTGATCATCGACCCGTCCGGCACTTCTGACGTGGCGGTCGTCACCGGCACGCCTACAGCCACTTCCGTGCCGGTGGGCGGGATGGAGCTCGCGCACCTGTCCGGGGTCCTCGTCACCGTCGCGCAGCTCACCCCGGCGCTGGCCGGCGACGCCGTACCGCAGACCGCCTACTAGACCGCAGGGGGGTGACCGCATGACGCTGAACCGGTACATAGTGACATCCGATGTCACCATTGCCGCAGGCACCGGCAGTTCCCCGGCGTCAGGACCGGCGACCTCGGCCAGCGGAACCACCTCCGCGGCACCCGCAGCCGGGACCGTGATCACCTCCGAGGCCGCCGCGACGGGAACGTTCCTGCTCTCCTGGACGTGCACCCTGGCCTCAGCCGCAGCGGCCGGGGACGCCGGCAACTTCGGCCTGTACTCCGGGACGACGCTGCTGGCCACGTCGGTCAACGCGGGGACCGTCGGGTCCTACCCGCAGCAGGCGGTCACGACCTACATGGGGGCCGGCGCGGCGGTCACCGTCCAGGTCATCGCGGCGGGGTCCGCCGGGGCAGTGTACAGCGCGGCACTGACAGTGACGCCGCTGATGGCCGGGGACACCAAAGGGGCCGTGGCGTGGGACGGGTCCGGGTCGCCGGCCGGATGGACGCCCGGCGGGTTCCCCGTCAAGTTCCTCCAGGGCACGCCGCTGATCCTGGACCCGGCCGGGGATCTGTACAGCGCGATCGGGGCCGGGAACCTGCGGGCCTGGGTTGACGGAACCGACAACGTCTCCCACGGGAGGTGGGGATGTCTCGGGAACTAGGCCCGCGACCTGCGGGTATTCGCCATCTGCTCGGCCATTGTGGCCCAGCGGATGTTGCCGGGGCGATAGTCCCCGT